CGGTCTGGGCCAGCGTGGACGGCCTGTCGACGCGGGACATCCTCCAGGCCCAGCAGGCCAACGTGATCGCCAGCCACCGCATCCGCATTCGGCACCGCAGCGACGTTCTGCATACCCACAGGATCGTCTGGCGTGGCCGTACTATGGAGATAGCGAGCGTCACCGACCGCGACGGCATGACATCGCTCGAGATTCTCGCACGCGAGGTGCAGTGATGGCGATTGAACAGGGCATCGGAGCGCCGCGGGAGTTCGACGACGGCAGCACTGCCGTTCAGCAGGCAAACCAGTTCGTCACCGTCCGCACCGCCGGCACCCGTGATCTTGTGAAACGCCTTCGCGAACTGGCGGCCGCAGCCAGCCTGCCGGACATCCTGCGAAAAGCCGTCCGCAAGGCCAGCGAGCCCATTTTTGACGGCTACCAGGACAGGGCAAAGCTGCACGAGGCGACCGGCAATCTGGCCGCGTCAGTAACGAGGAAATACAAGGACTACCCGGAGGGGGCGGTCGTCATTGTCGGCCCTCGGCAAACCGGGCCAGTCGGCTCTACGAGAGACAGGCGTAGTGGTAATCACGCTTGGTTGGTTGAGTTCGGAACGGCGCGGCGGCGACCAGGAACGCAGGGCCGTCGCACATACGTCAACGTCCACCAGATGATCAACCGTCGCATGACCAAAGCCGGGTCGTTCAACAACGACCAGTTCGCGTCGATGGGGCGCGGGTACTACTTCCTAATGGGCTCCATCGACGAGCCGTCAAGGCAGGGCGGCGGCAAGGCCGGCTATTCAAAGGACTTCATGCTCGGGAAGGACGGCAAGAGCGGCGAGCAGCACCCGATCACGCTCGGCCCCGGCGATACGATCGCCGAGATGAAGCCTATGCACCTCATGCAAGACACGATCATGTTCAACGGCAGCCGGTGCCTGCAAATCTTGAGGTCGGCGCTTGAGAATGAAATCAACCGCCGCGGAGGCTGACCATGCTGATCTCCCCAGAGAAACACGTCTACCTGAAACTGGCATCCTCTCCGGGGGTGGCGAGGCTCATCGGCCTCCAGATTTACCCCATCGCCGTCCCGAAGAACGCGACGCTCCCGTTCTGTATCTACAAGCGGAATAACATCACCCGCGAAAGCCACCTGGCCGGGCCGATGTTCATGCCATTAGTAAATCTCCAGATCGCCTCGTGGGCGCTCTCCTACGACGGTGCGAGGGAACTCGCCGACGAGGTGCGTCTCGCTCTGGATGGACACACCGGCACGCTTGCCGGGGCTACAATACAAGATATGAGGCTGGTGTCCGAGACGGACGACTTCCTCGATCCGACGGCCGTCGGGGCTCAACTCCCACCGGCCTACGAAGTGCGACAGTTGTTCCAGATCAGGTGGGAAGAAGCCACCTCGTAACCTACACGACAAGATTTCGGCGCAAGGAGGCGCAAACAAATGGCTGGCATTTCCGCACAGGGACTTACTTTCTCGTTCGGCGGCTCCGCCCTCACCGTAACTTCGGTTCAGGTCAATGACACGCAAGACCTCATCGACGGCTCGCACCTGGGCATCGGCCCGAACGGTCGGCGTGAGTTCGTCGGCGGCTTCGCGACTGACCGCGAGGTGCAGATCGACTACATCTCCACGACCATCCTCACGTCCGGCGCCAGCGGCTCGATGTCCATCTCCGGCCCATTCTCGTTCAGCGGCAATGCGACTGTCGCGTCGGCGAGCATCGGCGGGTCGGTCGGTGCCCTTGTTTCTGGTAGCGCGACCTTCCGCGTCGCGTAACGCGACTTCGGAGGTAGCTGATGGCAGGCGTATCAGCACACGGCGGTACGTTTACGTTCCAAGGCTTCGTGGGCGCGATCACCGGCATATCGGTGCAGACCCCAGAAGCCGAGGTCGTCGACATGACGGACGTGACGGCCGCAGCGGGGCAGGCAGTGCTTGTCCCCACCGGCGACTGGACGGGCGGCAGCGTCTCAGTCGACTACATCAAGACGAGCAGCACAGACCCGCAGACTTTGGTCAAGCAGGTCGGCCAGTTGACGTTCTCGTCAGCAGGCTTCTCCGTCTCGCGGCGGGCGATCCTCCAGTCCGCTTCGATGGAGGCTCGCGTGGGCGCCGTCGTCACCGGCACTTTGAATTTCGTGGTTACTGATTACCAAGGGAGTTGATTTGTTATGGCTTTGAGTAAGAAGGCGATTCTGGCGGCGAAGGATACGAAACTGGAAGGCCCGATCGCGGTGCCGGAGTGGGGTGGCGACGTGTTCGTCCGCACGATCTCAGGCGTCGAGCGGGATCAGTTCGAGGACGCCTACTCCGAACAGAAAATGAAGGCGTTCCGCATCCGCTTCCTCGTGCTGACGCTCTCCGACGACTCGGGCGAGCGGCTCTTCGGCGACGACGAGATCGACGCCCTCGGCAAGAAGTCGAGCGTCGTGATCAACCGTCTCTTCGACAAGGCGTGGCAGCACAACGCCTTTACGCAGGAGGCTGTGGATGCCTTGGGGGAAGGTTCGTCCTCCGCCCCGAAAGAAGGTTCTACTTCAAACTAGCGCTCAACCTGCACATGAGCGTTCGTCGGTTGCTGGAGGAGGTTGATAGCCAGGAGTTGTCTGAGTGGGCGGCCTACGACGCCCTCTGGCCGCTGCCAGACCCGTGGCAGCAGACGGCGCGGTTGTGCCGGATCGTGATGTGTGCGTCTGGCAACTACAAGAAGGTGCCGGATGAAGAAATCTTCATCCCATCTAAGAAGAAGCCGATGCAGACGAATGAGTCGATGATCTCTGAGCTGATGAAACTGGCGGCACCGCCTCAAGGATGAGACGATGGCAAGCGGCTACTTAGGCAAAATCTCGGCGGTCGTTTCGGCGAACACGGGCGACTACGTCCGCAAGCTCAACGAGTCTGCCAAGGCAACAACCGACTTTGCTCGCGGCGTTCAGCAGTCTCTGAAGCGGGCATCTAGCGACGCGCAGAAGTCCTTCCAGAACATCCTGCTTCCTATCCAGCAATTTGAGCGAGCGCTGCAAAACGCCTCGTCAATGAAGCTGTCGTTTCGAGGGTTCGGCGGGGCCGTCAGGACTGTCAACGACCTGAAGGCCAGGCTCGCTAGCCTAAAAGACTCGGACGTTAACATCGTTCTCCGCGCTAGCGGAATGCGAACGATCACCGAACTCAAGACGGCCATTGCCGGGTTTGAACAGAATGACATTGACCTGTTCTTTCGGTTCAATGGCCTCGAGGGCTTGAAGCAGGCCCGTGCCGAGATTGACTCGTTGGACGAAAAGGACGTGACCACGAAGGTTCGCGTTCGCGCCGAGGAACTCGACCGGGCGATCGCCAACTTCTCAAAGATCGACAAGCAGCAGATCGACGCCGTCATCAGGGTCATCGGCGAACGAGAACTGGACTCCGCGATCCTCAAAGAGCGGCAGTTATTCTCTGTCGCGGAACAGATCAATAAGCCGTTGGCGGCTGCTGCGGCCACGCTTGGAAAACTGTCGCTGTCTGTGCAGGCGGGGTTTATCCCGGCCCTGAGTGCCGCGCAGAACGAGTCGGAGGCGATGGGCCAGGCAATTCAGTCTGGTGCGAGGGTCGGCGAGGCGGAGTTTGCGAAACTTGAAGCCCGCGTCCTCAAAACGGCCGAGGCCATAGGCCGGCTAGGAGAGGCGCAGACGCTGGCGTCGGGGCTGAAGACAGGGGCAGAACTCAAGTTTCAGCAGCCACGACTTGAAGGCGAACTGACGCGGGCCTCTTCGGTGCAGGCTGACGCCGCAAGGCTGACTCCAAAACAACTCACAGACAACCCCGGCATCGCCAAGCTGGTTGGCGACGTTCGCGATTTAGCCCAGCGATCTGCGGAGGCTCTGTCGTGGCTCGAGCGGGTGAAAGAGGCTGGCGGTGACACGGGGCCGTCGCAGGCTGCCGTCGGGCGGCTTACGGAGGCGATCCGCAAGCAGAACGACGAACTGTCTCGTCAGGTTGACCTTATCCGTGTTTCGGCTCAAGGCCAGAGTTCTCCAGTGTCGGCGCAGTTGGGGGCTGCCAAAGCCGCCCAAGAGGAAGCCGCGTTCAGAGAGAGAGCAGCGGAGCAGACAGAAAAGCAGTCGCAGGCGGCAAACAGGCTGCTTGCTGCGGACATTCGACGACGCGACGCCCTAAAGCAGCAGCAAAGAGACTTCGGCGCGGGAATCGACACCAACTTGACCGCGAAGCCGCTGAACATCTTCAGCGGGCCACGAAACGAGGCTGACGCCTTAATCAAGGAAACTGAAAGGCTTGCCGCCCAGTTCAACGCACTCGACGCCGAGACTAGGTCGCTACTTCAGCCGCTAGCCAATACGCTGAATGATGCCTATCAGTCTTCAAAGGCATTCGGCATAGGCGTTGACACGCTTGCTGAACGAGTGGCGAAGCTACGCAAGGAACTGGAGCTGACAAATAGCACGGGGCTTTCAACGTCGATCGTCGGGATGGGGCAAGCAACGCCGCTGGGCGACAACTTCGGAGCGATGGGCGCACGCACTAGCCTCCGAGGCGTTGGCGACAGAACGGACATATCTGGCATGGGCCAGTCGTCGAGCTTGAGCGACAAGGCACTTGAGCGAGCAATGGAAGGGCTCGGCAAGCCGATCGACGATGCTTCCCGTCAGGTCGATGTCCTGAAATCATCGTTCATAGGGCTCAAGGGCCAGATCGACTCGCTGCCGCCGTCCCTCCGCTCGCAGTTCATCCCGGCAATTAAGGCGGCAGAGGCAGAACTCATCCGTCTTCAGACGGCCCCAGACGCCACCGCAGAAGAGATCGACAACGCTGCCGCCGCAGTCCGCAGGCTCGGCGCCAACGCTAGCGCTGCCGGCCGGCTGACGCAAACCTTCGCCGAATCACTCAACGCATCCAAACTTGCTACCGCAGAGGCGAGGTACTCTGCTCTCCGCTCGCTCTTGCTCGCAACCGGCAAGGACGCGGGCAGGGCCGGCGCGCTCGTTGACAAACTCGGCGCGGCGCTTGGGCGTGCCGCAGCGTCTGGCAACTTTAGCGCTCTCGCCAAAGAGATCAACGAGATCGAGAAAGAGGCAATCCAGGCTTCGTCTGCCGTCTTGGGTATTTCAGCGAAATCAGTTGCTTCTAAGGTCAACCGTGCCGGCGACATTTCGCGAGGCGGAGTCGACAAGTTTAGCCTTGCGTTGAATCAAGCGGCTTTCGCCGTCGACGACTTCCTGTCGTCGACCGGCGGCCTTGAATTCAAACTGCGCGCCGTCAGTAACAATATTACGCAGCTCGGCTTCGTGGCTGGTGGCACAAAGGGGTTGTTTATCGGACTTGCCGCCGTCATTGGCGGCCAGTTGGCTGTAGCGATCACGAAGTGGATCAATGACGGCAGGTCGGCAGAAGACCAGACGAAGGCGCTGAATGAGTCTCTGTCAAAGCAGAAAAGCCTCGTCGAGGGGCTTGCTGCGGCTTACGAGAAAGTCGCAGACGCTGTTAGGGACGCGGGGCTATCTGAGCGAGGCCGCCGCGATGCCGGCATACGTCGCCAGGTGGAGGACATCCAGCGTCAACAGAGACAGGCTCGCGATGAGCGGATTCTCGGCCTCGACGTAGGCGTAGCGGCTGCCCGCGGCAGCGTCGCCAAGGCAGAGAGAGAACTCGGTGCCTCGACGACCGTCGGGCAGCGGGCGAGGGCAGAGATTGAAC